AATAAATAAAATTATGAATTTATTTGAAATATTTGAGCCTACTCCGTATGGTTATAGAACTGAGAAAGATGACCAAACATCTGCTCAACCCAAACAAACTAGACGCACTAGATTAACTTTAACTCGTATTAAAAAGTTACGCACAGTAAATGATGTTCGTAAAATAGAGCATGGCAAATATTTAGAAAAAGTAAGTAAACAGTATAAACCGCCTGCCGCGGCACCAGGTTTGGGTTTATAAAAAACAAAAACCCCTAAAAAAGAGCTATTTTAGCTCTTTTTTTTATAATATCTGTAAATAAAAACAGATAGTGCCCTTTAATAACTTAAAAAGGAAAGAATATGTCAAAGTATGAAAAATTAATAGAATATATCATCAACGATGAGGAAGACAAAGCTCGTCAATTATTCCATCAGATCGTTGTTGAAAAAAGCCGCGAAATTTATGAATCAATCATGGACGAAGAAACAATGGGCGGCGATCCTGTTTCTAGCTTAGTTGATGAAGTCACTCACGACGAACATGGTGTTCATGAAGCTGAAGATGACATGGAAATTGATGTTGATATGACCCCAGATTCTGGTGATGAAATGGATGGCGACATGGAAATGGACGCTGACATGGAAATGGATACAGATGGTATGGGTGGTGATAATGACATGGAAGACCGTGTTATGGATCTAGAAGATGCATTAGATGAATTAAAAGCAGAGTTTGATGCACTAATGGCAGATTCTAATGGTCAAGATGACATGGACATGGGCGATGACTCTGAGGAAGATTCAGAGGAACCTGATGCTGACCAAGAAGCTGATGCTGATGAAGAAGATGACGAAGAAGCTATTCAAGAAGCCAAGAAAATGAAAGCTAAGGCCAAAGAAAAACAAAAACTTATGGACAAAAAGCACATGAGTGAAGCTGCTCGTCTTCGTGAATACACCGAGAAGTTAGGCGACATTTATAAGCAAGAGCCTGCCAAAGGTGAAGGCCATGAAGTAGGTAAAGGCGGATCAGTAAGTGTAGACAAGAAATCTATTGTTGCTGGTAAGAATGACATGGGTGGCACCACTGCAAATATTGTAAAAGGTGGCACAGAGCAGGATCCAGACAACAAGCAGATTCCCGAGCCTAAGAATGAATATGCTAAAGGCAGAGGGGAAGTAAAGCATTCTAAAGAGTGGAAGAACCGCGTAGGTGGAAATTCTGGCACTTATAAAGAAAAAGCACCTGCAGCAAAGAGTGGTGAAGAAGGTGCAGTAAACGATCGTAGCCCACTAGCAAAATAAGGCAATAATATGCATATCCTCAGAGAACACTTGAGTTTTGATACAGCAGAGATGAAGGTTATCTCTGAGGATGCCCCTTCGGGAGGAGGCAAAAACCTATTTATGGAAGGTATTTGCTTGCAGGGAGGCGTCCTTAATGAGAATGGTAGGGTATATGAAGTAAGAGAAATTTCCAAAGCTGTTGAAAGCATTAATGACAAAATTCGTAAAGGATTTAGTGTATTAGGTGAAGTGGACCATCCCGAAGATTTAAAGATTAATTTAGATCGTGTGTGTGCGAATATAAAGCGTATGTGGATGGATGGACCAAACGGTTTTGGCAAATTACAAATTTTACCTACACCAATGGGCAATTTAGTACGAGCCATGTTGGAAAGTGGAGTAAAATTAGGAGTTTCTAGTCGCGGTCAGGGTAATGTTGATCGTAATGGAAAGGTCAGTGACTTTGAAATAGTAACTGTAGATATAGTAGCACAACCCAGTGCGCCTAATGCATATCCTACACCTGTATATGAGGGTGTAATGAATATGCGTCATGGCCATCTATTGATGGAAATGGCCAAGGAAGCTAAATCAGACCAAAGGGTACAAAAATACCTAGAAAAAGAAGTCACTAAATTAATTAAAGAGTTGAAACTTAAATAGGAGAAATGATCCATGTTCGACGCTATTAAACCTTTAGTTGATAGTGGAATCATTAACGAGGATACCCAACAAGCTTTAAATGAAGCTTGGGAATCAAAGTTAAATGAAGCAAGAGAACAAATTCGCAGTGAAATGCGTAATGAGTTCGCCGGCCGCTATGAACATGATAAGGGACTTATGGTAGAAGCCCTAGACAAGATGATCACTGAAAGTCTCCAAGCCGAAATTCTTGAATTCCGTGAGGAAAAAGAAAGTTTAGCAGCTGATCGTGTGCGTTTTAATCGTGAATTAGCAGAAAGCGCACAGCGTTTTGAGAAGTTTTTAGTTAAACAATTAGCTGAAGAAATTCGTGAACTTCACGAAGATCGCAAAGCTGCTTCTCAAACTACAAAACGATTAGAAAGTTTTGTAGTAAGACAATTAGCTGAAGAAATTCAAGAGTTTAGTAAGGATAAACAAGCAGTAGTAGAAACAAGAGTGCGCTTAGTATCTGAAGCCAAAGCAAAAATGGAATCATTACAGCGTAAATTTGTAGAAAGATCTGCTCGTCTTGTTGAAAGCACAGTGTCAAATAGTCTTAAAGGTGAATTAACTCAGCTTAAAGAAGATATTCAATCTGCTCGTGAAAATAACTTTGGGCGTAAATTGTTCGAAGCTTTTGCCAGTGAATTTGCAATCAGCCATCTCAATGAGAATAAGGAAATTGTAAACTTACGCAAACAGTTAGAAACAAAACATCAAGAAGTTATGGAAGCAAAAAAGGCAATTGAAGATAAAGAAACTTTAATTGAGTCAGTTCAAAGAGAAACAAAGGTAATTAAGGAAGTTTATGAGCGTCGTGAAGCAATTAACGACTTACTTAAACCACTTAATAAAGAGAAACAGGCAGTAATGAGCCAGTTACTCGAAACGGTGCAGACAGATAAGCTAAAGTCTGCATTTGAAAAGTATCTTCCTGCAGTACTTAACAATTCAGTCGCTGTCCAACCCACAAAGAACCGTCAGCAAATTACTGAAAGTCGTGTTGAAGTAACAGGAGATAAAACTGCTAAGGTACACGCTGAGCCCGATTATAATAATGTAGTCGAAATTAAGCGTCTAGCAGGGCTAAACTAACCCTAATTAGGAGAAAAAGAAAAAAATGTCACAAGTACTATTAGAAGGCCGTTGGGGCGAAACAAAAGAAGCCCTACTAGAAGGCCTAAATGGCTCTCGTAGAACTACGATGGGCATCGTTTTAGATAACACCCGTAAGCACCTTATGGAAGCTGCAACCGCTGGCTCAACTGCTGCTGGTAATGTTGCAACTCTAAATCGTGTTATTCTTCCAGTAATTCGTCGTGTTATGCCAACCGTTATTGCTAACGAAATCGTTGGTGTACAGCCTATGACTGGTCCAGTAGCTCAGATCCATACATTGCGTGTTCGTTATGCTGAAACTGCAACTGCAACAGCACCAAGTCCCTTCGATACTAGCACAACCGCTGGTGACGAAGCTCTTAGTCCATTTAAGATTGCTACAGCTTATTCAGGCAGTCTTACAACTGGTCGTGCTACTTCTGTTTCTGCTCTAGAAGGCGTTCCTGGTCGTAAAATTAATGTCCAGATTCTAAAGCAAGTTGTTGAAGCTAAAACACGCAAACTAAGCGCTCGTTGGACTTTTGAAGCTGCTCAGGATGCTCAAAGCATGCATGGTCTAGATATCGAAGCTGAAATTATGGCTGCTCTAGCTCAGGAAATTACTGTTGAAATCGACCAGGAAATCCTAGGCTCATTACGCAGTCTTGCAGCTACCGATTTCGCTTACGACCAAGCCGCTGTGTCAGGTACTGCAACATTCGTTGGTGATGAACATGCTGCTCTTGCTGTTCTAATCAATCGTGCTGCTAACCTAATCGCTCAGCGTACTCGTCGTGGTGCAGGAAATTGGGCAGTTGTAAGCCCCGCTTCATTAACTGTACTACAAAGTGCTACAACTTCAGCTTTTGCTCGTACAACTGAAGGCACTTTCGAAGCACCAACTAATACTAAATTCGTTGGTACCCTAAACGGTGCAATGCGCATTTATGTTGATAGCTATGCTAGCGATTCACAAGCTGTTCTAGTTGGTTATAAAGGCTCAAGCGAAGCTGATGCTGCCGCTTTCTATTGCCCTTATATCCCTCTAATGAGCTCTGGTGTTGTACTAGATCCAACTACTTTCGAACCAGTAGTTGGCTTTATGACACGCTACGGATATGTCGAATTGACAAATACTGCATCTTCACTTGGAAATGCAGGAGATTACCTCTCAGAAATCTCTGTAGCAAATTTGAGCTTCCAATAATCGAAAGATTGTTGTTAAACGAAAAACCCGCTTCGGCGGGTTTTTTTTCATTGTGTTTTCATTCTAATTAATATATATTATATATAGGTTCATATGTAATAGGGTCAAAATGAAAACAAAAGTTTTAGAACTAATAAAAGATAAACCCAAACATTTTTCAAAAATTATTAAAAATTCGCCTGAGTTATATAAGTGGATATTAGATAATACCAAGATACAATCAGAAAATTTTTCTGAAATGGTATACAGTGCCATTAATAGTGAATCTAACATATGTCAAAATGGAAATACTAAAAAGTTTAATTCTATAAATGAAGGATATAGATTTTGTGGGCCTGCGAATAAATGTTCATGTGCACTTTCCTCAGTAAAAGAAAAGGTCACACAAGCCAAAAACTCTTATACTGATGAGAAACGCAAACAAATCGCAGCTCGCCGTATTAATACTACACTCAGTCGTTACGGTGTAAAAAATAATGCACAAACTGAAGCAGCCAGACAAAGGCATAAAGAATATTACGATAAATTTCCACGAAAACCTAAACCAGTAAAATTAACTTCTTATCAGAAATTAGACAAAAAATATAAATTAATTGGAAATGTGGTGTTCATTACTCCAGAACACATGTACAAAGGTGTTAGTGATCAAATATATTATCAATTTAAATGTTTAACTTGTAATAATAATTTTGATGACTATATAGATAATGGACATCTGCCTAAGTGTAAAATTTGTAATCCTTATAATCCTTCATATACAAGTAAACAAGAAACAGAAGTTTTTAACTACATCACTTCCATTACAGATAAAACCGTTAAACAATCAGACAAAAGCATAATTAATCCTTATGAATTAGATATTGTAATACCTGATTTAAAACTTGCAATTGAATATTGTGGACTTTATTGGCATTCCGAAGCTTATAAAACTGATAAAAATTATCATATTAACAAAATGATACTTTGTAATCAAAAAGGATATAGATTAATTACAATATTTGAAGATGAATGGACAAAAACTCCTAATATAGTTAAAAGTAGATTAAAAAACATATTAGGTACAGATAAAAAAATATACGCTAGACATTGCACTGTGAAGTTAATTGCACATGACCAGGCAAAGGTTTTTATCAAAGAACATCATATTCAAGACAATACTATATGTAAATTTGCCTATGGGTGTTTTTACAAAGACGAGCTAGTCGCAGTTATGACTTTTGGTATTCCAAGATATGATAAAACGGTACAATATGAGTTAATACGCTATTGTAGTAAAAATACCATTGTTGGAGGTGCTAGTAAATTATTTGCTAAATTTGTTGCAGAATATAACCCTCAATCTGTCATTTCTTATTGTGATATGCGATGGGGCACAGGAAATTTATATAAAATGTTAAATTTTGTTCAAGTGGATAAAAAACTAGAACCAAGTTATGCTTATACCGATTTTGTTAATCGTTATCATAGATCTACTTTTACTAAAGGAAAAATAGTAACATTGGAAAATGTTGATAAAACTGAACATCAAATCATGCGAGAACGAAATATATATAGAATATGGGATTGTGGGCAATCAAAATGGTTATACACTATTACACAGTGAAAATTGTAAATACGCTAAATATTATTAACAAATTCTCAATCGGGATGGGATGTTCAGAAAGGACCGTAAGGTCCTTTTTTCATACAAAAATAAAACAGGTGAAGTTTTTTCTACACTGTCGATAAATATCTTAATATATTATATCGTCATGAAAATAAAAGACATCCTTGCAGAGATACAAAGAACCGGCACTGAC